TGTGTTCCAGACCAACATTTATGTTGATGTCACGGACATTGCCTCGGTGATGGTGTTCTATGCCTAAGTCACCCGCTTGGCAGCGGAAAGAAGGGAAGAACCCTGCTGGCGGCTTAAATGCCAAAGGCAGGGCTTCCTACAACCGTGCGAACCCCGGTAAGCCGGGACTTAAGGCTCCGCAGCCCCAAGGCGGTTCTCGTAAGAAATCCTTCTGTGCCCGGATGTCGGGGATGAAGAAGAAACTGACGAGCGCCAAGACTGCGAATGACCCTAATTCCCGGATCAACAAAAGTCTTCGAGCGTGGAATTGCTGAAGATGAAACAAGAGAGTCAAGAAATCGTTAAGACCGTTGGCGATGCAGTCTCGGTCTTTACCGTGGTAGGGACGTTGGTAAACATGCTCCCGTCAATTGCAGCATTAATCACAATTGTGTGGACGAGCATCCGTATCTACGAAACTGATACGGTGAAGGACATTATTTCCCGGTGGAAGGACCGTGCCAAGTAAGTCCGGCAAACAGCATCGTCTTATGGCCTTGGTCGCTAACGATCCGAAAGCAGCCAAGCGATTGGGTATCCCTGCGAAAGTAGGGAAAGAGTTCATGAAGGCCGACAAAGGCCGCAAATTTAAAGGTAAATCCAAATGAAAGAATCCAAGAAGATGGCAAAGAAGGAAATCGCCTTTATGAAGAAGAAAGGCGCTCCGAAGTCCATGATCAAGCATGAGAAGGCCGAGTACGGCATGAAGAAGGGCGGCATGGCTGGCTCCTTCCGTAAGGCCGCTGACGGTGTTGCCAAGAAGGGCAAGACCAAGGGTAAGGAAGTTAAGATGGCTTACGGCGGTAAATGCTAATGAGTAAGAAAGCTCGTAAACCTGTAATGCCGCCTACGTCGCCTAACGACGATTTGGTCCCTCCGCACATGCTGCCGGATGTCCCGACCATCAAGCCGGGTGCCGGATTTGGCGACGACATTAAGAAGGCTCCCGCTCCGAAAAAGAAGATGGCTGGCGGTGGTTCGGTTGGCTCTGCTTCCAAGCGTGCTGATGGTTGTGCTGTCAAAGGCAAGACCCGAGGTAAGTTTGTATGAATAAGTCCAAATTAATTGATCCCGCTAAAGCCCGTGCTGCTATTGATGAGGCTCTTGCTCGCGGAAAGGCTGCTAGCGAAAGGGGTAAGGCTGAACTTGCTAAGACGGCTACGCTTCGTCAGAAGATGGGTGTTACGCCGCGAGGTAGCGGTGTAAAACTTCCAAGCGGAAACTTGACTACCGGTGGTGGTAAGCCTGCTCCGACCGTATCTAGTTTTTCTAGCGGCCCTATTATGCCTACTCCGCCATCTAGCAACATGCGTAGCGGCGGTTCTGTTGGCTCTGCTTCCAAGCGTGCTGATGGCTGTGCTACCAAGGGAAAGACCCGAGGCAAGTTCGTCTAAGAGGTTCTCATGGCTTCCTACGCTTCTGCTCCAACAACTAATACGACTATGGTCGGCGGCCCCGTTCAACAGCAGGGGGGCTATGGTCCTATGAATATGGGCCTTGGTGGGTATGGGAGCGTGGGAGGCTTTGGTGGCGGCTACGGTATGCCCTTTGGTATGGGGGGCTTTGGTGGTGGCTACGGCGGATTTGGCGGATTTGGCGGAGGCATGGGCGGCTACGGCGGATTTGGTGGATTTGGTTCGCCTTATGTAGGCAATCAAGGTTCCCCGTTTGGTGGCTTTGGTTCTCCGTTTGGTAGCCCGATGTTTGGCGGGTTTGGTGGGGGCATGGGCGGATACGGCGGCCAGTTCGGCGGTCTAGGTTCGCTCTTTGGCGGTGGTATGGGTCGGTATGGCAGCGGGGATCCGTTTGGCCTAACAGAAAAACCTTTTGCACCTAGTAATGGCTGGGGCGGTACCCAGCCCCCTCCGGGAATGAAGTTGAACCCGGACTACAATCCGGGCCGCGCTATGCAGACCGATTATCGCCCCGACGACGTTACTAGGCAGATGTTTATTCGTGATGAGGGAGCGAACCAAGGCACTATGCCGCCAGCCTATAGAGGCGGAGATCCGTTTGGCCTAACAGAAAGACCGCAATTAGCCCCGCAACCTATGCCAAACCCCGTCACGGGCGTAATGCCGTCTGAGCCGTTGCCGGACCCTAATGCTGGCAAGGTAAAAAACCCGTACTACTATGACCGGTTTGCTAATGGTGCGGTTGGCACTGCGGATCTCAAATTTACCGATGAACAGTACATTAGCCCAGAACAGTTAGAGAATTTTAATAAATACGGGAACCCATACGGGAATCAAGGCGGAGCCTACATTCCAGACGAAACCGGACAGTACGATCCAAACCGTGGGGGATTTTCTCCTCCCATGACGGTCCAGCCTGAGCCGGTTCCGATGTCGCCGCCGTCGTCACCCATGATTGCACCTCGTCGCAGTCCGCTGTTCCAAGGCTTAGCTAGCTTGGGTCAGTTCGGCGGTCGTAGTCCTTATGGAAGGTATGCCCAGTCATGATGCCATCACGCGGTATGGGTGCAATGGCACCTAGCAAAATTCCTCGCGCTAAGCGTCGCGGTGATGACAAGCCTGTCGAAGGGACGGGTAAGCCTATTCGTATGGCTAAAGGTGGTCTCTATGAAAACATTCATAAAAAACGTGCTCGCATTGCTGCGGGGTCTGGGGAAAAAATGCGAAAGCCCGGAAGTGCCGGTGCCCCCACCGCCAAAGCCTTCCGTGAAAGTGCCAAAACGGCTAAGCGTTAAAAAGGCTAAAGGTAAGAAGTAATGGCTGACAAGACTACAGCTACAACCGACTTCAACCTCGACCTCAACACCATCGTAGAAGAGGCGTTTGAGCGTTGCGGGGCTGAGTTGCGTAGTGGATACGACCTACGTACCGCGAAGCGTAGTCTGTCATTGCTTTTGATGGACTGGGCCAACCGTGGCATCAACCTGTGGACGCTGGAGCAGGGCACTCATGTTCTGACTTACAACGTCGGTACTTATGATCTGCCGGTAGATACGGTCGATCTTTTAGACCATGTCATTAGGACTGGGACGGGCACGAACCAGCAAGACATCAACATCTCGCGCATTTCATCCAGTACTTACGTGTCGATCCCGAACAAGAACGCGACGGGTCGCCCGATCCAGATTTGGATTAATCGCCGTACTGGCGCAACAGGCGCTGATAACGTGATCGTCTACCCGCAGTTCACTGTGTGGCCGAAGCCGGATAACACGACGACTTGGACCCTGTACTACACCCGCCTACGTCGTATGTTCGATGTAGGTAATGGTGGTAACGGCCAAGATATTCCGTTCCGGTTCCTGCCCTGCATGGTGGCGGGTCTGGCTTACATGCTTTCGATGAAGATTCCGGGAGCAGCGGATCGTGTTCAGATTCTGAAGTCTCAATACGACGAGGCTTGGGACTTGGCGGCTGGCGAGGATCGTGAAAAGGCTGCGGTTCGGTTTGTCCCAAGAGAGTCGTTCTTAGGCGGGTACTGAGATGCCTAATCGCTTTGCGAGTGGCAAACATGCGATTTCGGAGTGCGACCGGTGTGGATTTCGGTACAAGCTTCGTCAGTTAAAGTCACTCGTCATCAAGACTAAGAACGTCAACATTCTGGTATGCCCGGAGTGTTGGGAAGCCGATCAGCCGCAGTTGTCGCTTGGTCTGTATCCAGTTGATGATCCGCAGGCTTTGAGAAACCCTCGTCCGGATTTGTCGTATTACGAACCGGGCAATAATGGCGCGGGTGGTAGTAGAATGATTCAATGGGGTTGGAACCCGGTTGGGGGCGCGAGGGCTGACGATGCTGGCCTGACCCCTAATTACTTGGTCGCCAACTGTTTGGTAGGCGATGTAACGGTCACAGTTTGACCTAGGAGATTGAGATGGCGATGAGCAAACTTGAGAAACACGCGGCTCTTCCGGCGAGCAAGGCTCACGGTCCGGGTCGAGTGAAGAATATGCGTGCTGGTGGCAAGACCAACGCCGACATGAAGAAGTACGGGCGCGGCATGGCTAAGGTCATGAATCAGCGTAGCCCG